CCCTCTTAGCGGTTCTTCCTTTAAGAAAGTTTACTATGACGATCTTTTAGGTAGGACCGTTTCTAAGTTTGTACCAGCTGATGATTTGATCGTGCCATACAACGCAACATCTTTAGATGATGCAGAGGCCGTGATTCACAGAATTAAAATGTCTGAAAATGATTTACGAAAACAACAAGTTGGTGGGTTCTATCGTGATGTAGAATTACCAAGGCCCATGAACATGGAAACAGAAGTAGAGAAAAAAGAAAGAATGTTAGAGGGAACTAAAAGAAACTTTAACGAAGACATATACACGCTTCTAGAATTTCACATCAATTTAGATTTAGAAGGGTTCGAGGACCGTGGACCTAATGGCGATGTTACAGGAATTAAATTACCGTACATTGTAACTGTTGAAGAAGGTTCTAGAGAAATTTTATCTATTAGAAGAAACTATGAAATAGGTGACGATAAAAAACAAAAGATACCATACTTTGTTCATTTTAAATTTTTACCTGGTTTAGGTTTTTACGGTTTTGGTTTAATCCACATGATTGGTGGATTATCAAGAACAGCGACGACAGCCCTACGTTCGCTGCTTGATGCAGGGACACTTTCTAACTTACCTGCAGGATTTAAAATGCGTGGCATTAGAATTAGAGATGATGCGCAATCCATACAACCAGGAGAATTTAGAGATGTAGATGCACCAGGCGGTAACATAAAAGATTCTTTTATGACACTACCTTTTAAAGAACCATCTGCAACTTTATTACAGCTTATGGGTGTCGTGGTTTCTGCGGGACAGCGTTTCGCGTCGATAGCAGATCTTCAAGTTGGAGAGGGTAATCAACAAGCGGCCGTGGGCACGACAGTAGCTTTGTTGGAACGTGGATCGAGAACAATGTCAGCGATCCACAAGAGAATTTATACAGCACTTAAAAATGAATTTAAATTAATGGCTAGAGTATTTAAATTATACTTGCCAAACGAATACCCATATGATGTCGTGGGAGGTCAAAGAATGATTAAGCAACAAGACTTTGACGACAAGATAGACATCATACCAGTTGCAGATCCAAATATTTTCTCTCAAGCGCAAAGAATTTCTATTGCCCAAACGGAGCTGCAATTGGCTAGCTCCAACCCACAGCTTCATAATTTGTATGCTGCGTATAGAAACATGTATGAAGCTTTGGGTGTAAAAAACATAGATACAATTTTAAAACCGGTTGCAAGACCAACACCAATGGATCCCGCTGTAGAGCATATACAAGCTTTATCTGGAAAACCTTTTCAAGCGTTTAAAGGACAAGATCATCAAGCACATATCACAGCGCATTTAAATTTTATGGGGACAAACATGGCTAGAAATAATCCTGTGGTGATGGCAAGTTTGCAAAAAAATATTTTTGAACACATATCTTTGATGTCTTTAGAACAAGTAGAAATGGAATATCAATCAGAGATAGCACAACTACAACAAATACAACAAGATCCACAAGCAATGCAAAATCCTTCGATACAACAAGGTGTAATGGACATAACTATGAAGATAGAATCTAGAAAAGCTGTGTTGATTGCAGAGATGATGGAAGACTACAACAAAGAAGAAAAGAAAATATTAGGTGATTTTGCAAATGATCCTATCGCTAAGTTAAGAGATAGAGAATTAGACCTTAGAGCGCAAGAGAATATGAGAAAAGAGCGTGAAGGAGAGGAAAGATTAAACCTTGATAAGATGAGAGCGATGATGAATCAAGAAAATCAAGAGAATAAATTAGAGCAAAACGAAGAATTGTCTAAAATGAGAGCAGATACGTCCATACAAAAAACAATTTTAAGTAAAACTTTACCTTCTAGCAAAGAAATGATGCCAGATTCTATAATTATTGGCACAAAAAGCGACTAACATGGATAAAAAACAGAAAAAAGTTTCAAAGGTTATGAAAGAATTTAAAAAAGGCAAGCTTTCTATCGGAAAATCTGATAAAAAAGTTAAAAAAAGAAAACAAGCAATCGCAATTGCCTTGCGAGAAGCTGGAATAAGGAGAAAAAAATGAAAAAAGCAAAAACAAATGGTAAAAAGCAAGTTGATCATAGCATGTTTACCAATAAAGATGGTTTGCTTGATGGTGGAGTTGAGATTAAAGCTACAAGCTTTAAAGAAACTCAATCTGTTCAAGTAGGCGGTCAAAAAAGAATGTTGCCAGAAAAGAAAAGCAAAGCTGAGTGGTACTAATATGGTTTGGTTTAGTGCACTAAAGCTGGGATTAAACGCAGCAACGCACATCTATAAGAAAAAACAAGAAACAAAGATGGCGATGGCGGACGCTCAACACATGCATGCCTCTAAGATGGCCCGTGGAGAGAGTGAGTACCAAGGTAAATTATTAGAAGCTAGACAATCGGACTGGAAAGACGAATTCGTGTTGGTCGTTCTCACGCTCCCGATATTAGTGATTGCTTGGGGGGTCTTCTCGGACGATCCGGGTGCCTCTGCAAAGATAAAAGAGTTCTTCGACCAGTTCCAGCAGCTGCCGTC